TGCCTACGATTCTCAATTACGAGCTTCTTGTTGTATATGGTATCTCGCCATAGATTTTTGCTAACAACTATCTCAGTCTTACTTAGCTGGCGAAACTCAACATACCGGGGTGCTGATTCATTCAGCAGAGCTCCGAGCATCATGTCGTAGCGGGCCTCGCATATCTCGAGCCTATTTTCATGGCTGACATGCAATACATTCAGACCATACAGCATTCCCATACGGCCAATATGGTGGCCGAACCAGCTTTTCATGCCCTTCTGGGGTCCTGCAAGAATGACCAGATCCTGTTTCTCGAGGCCCACGTACCGGTCAAGGCGCGGAATGCCAATATCCAGCAGTCGGCTCGGGCGCGATCCGCGGGAAGCTACGCCTGTATAGTCCGTCAAGTAATGGAGGCCTACATCCTGAGTACGGATACCTATACGAAGGGCTGAAAACATCAGGTGCCGTGCTTTGTCGAAGTCCCCACGTTCAACAAACTCTGCAAAGTCATACGTCGCACCCAGCAGCGCACGACCCTGAATAAAGTCGTTGACTCGGCTCAGCACATAGTCTCTGTCCGGCGTGTGCGCTCGTTGCAGACGTAGGATGTACTCTGCCAACAACGTACGCTTCTCGGATGAGAGTCCTTTTACCTTGCGTAAAAGCTCGTCATGAAAATGATCGGATCCGTCACTCGGAGCACGACCATACTTGCGAAGGAACTCCTGCGCAATCTTAAATACGAGCCGGGTCATCTCTGAATAGAGATATTCGGGTTTCAGAACACCAGCAACAGCCTTAGAAAACTTGGTATCTGTAATGCATAGCCGAGCAATGGCATCCTGGAGGTGAATATTCAGATCTTCTGACATAAGTTCTCCGGAGAAGGTTCGCTTAGCTATGTCATTTTTAGTTTACTTCTGACGTCGTATTTGCTCCTGTTGGCATCATGATAGTAACTCTGATGTCGTGAGCATGCCCTTTTATGCGCGGGCGCATAATGCGTATGCGCCCGCATACGCGTGAGCACGTGCGCGTATAGACTTACTCTCCCCTAAGGGGGAGAGAGTTAAGTATTAAGAATGTACTTACCAGTCAGACTTCTCCGGTTAGATTATTTAAAGAAGAAGCCACGTCGGATGCTGCATCGTATGCGGCTGTTTGTCAGATGCTGCATCGTATGCAGATGTCCGTCAGACGCCGACCCGTTATTTTATCTGATGGAACCTTAGCGACTGAAACGATATATTTATATGCGATGGAACTACTAAACCCTCCGACGCACACTTCTGTGCCTCGGGACGTTATTCACCTGTTAGGAGGACGCAATGGCTAAAGAAACAGCGAGTAAGTCGAAGAAACCCGCCGGGGCTGCCAAGAGTGCGGGCGCCAAACCGGATCTCAAGAAGTACGTGGGAACTACCGTTTATTTCCTTGACGATGATGCACCCACTTCCGGTAAGGTGCTCAATGCCGTGGCTGCGGCAGTCGATGGCAAGAATGAAGTTGAGCTCGAGGTGGACTGCGGCGGCGCGGATACCATCCTGGTCTATGCATCGGACTGCATGGAAAAGTCGAAGTTCGATGCTCTCAGCGCCAAGACGAAGAAGGGCAGCAAAAAGTCCGCTCCGGCGGCTGCCAGCAAGAAGGCTGCTGCCAAGGACGAGGAAGAAGAGGAAGACGAGGAAGACGAGGAAGACGAGGAAGACGAGGACGACGAGGACGACGAGGACGACGAGGACGACGAGGACGACGAGGACGACGAGGACGACGAGGAGGAGGAGGAGGAGGAGGAGGAGGAGGAGGAGGACGCGGACCCACCCAAGAAGAAGGGTGCCAAGCTCGAGAAGGCCGAGAAACCGGCTCCAAAGAAGAAAAGGATATCCGAGAATTACGCGACGCAGAGTGAGTGTCTCGCTGCTCTTTTCCAGAAGGGCGGCGGCACGACAGCCGACCTGGTTGCGGCTATCCGCGAGGAGTTTCCGAGCGCTGGTGATGTTGCAAATATCAAAAAAGTTCATTCGCTCGGTGGCTTCCTGGTCCTGATGGGTCTCCTGGAGAAGCGGGACGCCGGTTACTTCAAAGTCGGTACGTGGTAGCATCGCGCAATACCAATACTGGTTCGCAGCTATTCTGATGGTAAATGGGAGGTGCATCAGGCACCTCCCATTTTCTATTGTAAAATATTCTATCGGAGGTTAAATGGAGTTCATACGAGAGAACCTCCTAACAGCGCTTGCCCGGTTTAAGGGCATCGTTGTGCGCAGTCGCACAGAAATATATCAGAGCCTGCTATTTGGACGGGACTTCCTGTTAGGATACAGTGGGGTCGTTGGCATGCGTATACCGTATGATACACGTGGTATTGTGGGTGCCATACCGTACGATCGCGTATACATGCTGGTTAACAGTCTGAAAACTGAAAAGGTTAACATTGAAATGCTGGATGTGGATACGCTCCAGATAGGCTGGGGCCGAAGCCGATCCAAGCTCGCAGTTGCGCCACTTAAAAACTACCCCGATTTTACAAATCTATTCAACCGGCTCACAGATGGTTGGGAGCCTCCGTCAAGATTTACTGATGGCATAGCGGCTTGCTTGCCATTTACGGCAGGCCGATCTCTTAAGACCGGCCTTTCCGGTGTGTGTCTTAAGGGAGAAACAGCACGAGCTACTGATGGGAAGCAAGTCGGCATATATCACTTTGATAAGCCAGTTGTCTCTGA